AGTTTTCCCTCAATCCAGCAGATAAGGCCGCTACCGTCCGAAGTGGCAGCGACCTTATGTCGAAGATACCGTATGTTTCCGCCATGTCGCAGATCCATGCAGACCTGTCGATGGATATCATGCTGGCGAGGATCAGGAGTTTTTTGTTTCTTCTCCTGCGATGCTCATGATCTCTGTAAACTCGCCAACGGCAGCCTTCGTTGAGACTCTGCCGCGCTCGTTCCGCAGGTGATCATATAGTGCTTTCTTCTGGTCTGCGCCGAGGATCCTCTCGAGAACATCCGGGAACAACGTGGCGTCCTTGTCGGCCTTTGCGATTTCTTCCAGAAGTTCCAGGTCGTCCGCGATCGTCTCATCGATCTCGAACTTGAAACCCGATTTAGTTTCGCCCTTAAGCATTGCGGTCACCTCCTACCATTTTCGCTTAAGCTGATGCGATGTACTCTTTGTGAGTATCGTCATCGCCGGAGCCAAATCCGCCAGGGAATGCTGTAATCGTAGCATTGTAGCCTATCGCACTTTTGTCATCGTATGTGACTTCGCCTGTAGCTGTGATCTGGCCGTTTGCGATAACGACTCTCTTCTTGTATCCGCCGTTCATGAGCATGTCGATGACCCAGCAGGAGTGGTCAAGCTCTGTTGAGTTGGCTTTGACCGTGAGACCTGTTGTGAGGTCTCCGCTTACGTTCCCGCTTCCGAACACTGCTTCGAGAACCGTCTTGTTCAGCGACTCGATGAAAGTCATAGCCCATGTATCAGTCTTCTCTGTCTGAGGAGAAAGTACGATATCGCCGCCCCATGCCTTGATGTTTTCGCTTGTGCGCTCAAGGCTGTTGACCACACCGTCCTCACTGATATATCCGAGCGCTTCGAATGCCGCATCGAGCTGCGCTGCTGCTGTGGCCGGGAGTGTAGTTCCAAGTGGTGCGACATAAACGGCTCCGCCTGTCATCGGCTTGCCGACGCTTACGTTTGATGTAGTATTTGCCATATTATGCCTCCGTTAATAATGAGTGATGTCCCACACAGACTGGTATCTGTGCTGGCGCTTTGCTGTATTTGTAAAGTTGTAGTCACTGTTCAGACGGCAGCTGCCTATCTCATCCAAAGCAGAAAAGCCGTCCATCGCTTCCTTTACATCCTCGTTCATTTCGGATGCACGGAGCTTGGACGGCCCATACGTCTGGATTGCGATAGTTGAGGACGCGATCCTGTTGGCCATCCCGCCGCCGGTCTTATCTACTACATAGAATTCAGCATCAGGATTCTCAGGCACCTCTGCATAGACTGCATCGGTTTCCAGAACGCTCTGCAGATAGCTGATAACCTTTGCTTCGATGTTCATCCTCTCACCGCCTTCAGTAATGTGTTGTTATCAAGATTGTCCTGCGCGGCTTCGGCTGTTGCAGTGCGGACAGATACGTTTGCCCTGCGTGGGCCGATATGGACGTCATATCCATTGCCCGCTCGAGCAGCGATCCCGTCTGCATATGACTCTAAGACAGATATCATCGCGTCACTGCGCATCAGCTCACCGACCCCTTCATAATTGAGTTGGAACTTCATCTTACTCATATCTGCTCACCTGCACCTTTGCGTTCCAGTCGAGCGGGATCATGTCTTCGATGCCGCCTGCTGCGAAGTTGATGACCTGCCATTCTTTGCCAAAAAAAACGACCTTACAGCCTTCCCATTCGTGGGTGTCTCCCTTCGGAATAGAAAGAGTGTAGATCGCTCTTTTGCCTGTAAGATCCATCGTCTGCACGACCTCTGTATCTGTGGCAGGTGCTACAAGGACGTTTTCGATATTTTCTATAGCTTCTGTGTAAACAGGGCGATTGAACGCATCCGTGCCGGTCTGCGTCCGCGTGTATAACTGTACTGTTATTCCTCTGATGTGTCCGGCCATAGGTCTATCACCCCGATTCTTTGCCTCCGAAGCCCAAGTCTTGACAGTTCCGACTTCTTGATAAACAGTCCTCCGCCCGGAACAAGATAGCTGCCCGAATAAGAGTAGCCCAGAGCCGACTCGGTCATTTGCGTCATCGGCTCTGAGTTTGTTGAAGTCATCAGCGTTCTCGCAACGACATCGACTGTTACTGACTTCGCAACTGTAGCGAGGTATGGATTCTCCTCGATCATGTCATCGAGGTTCTTGCCCACCTTCAGGGCTTCCATCCTGAGCGAATCGCAGACGATCGGAAGAAGGGCCTCAGCCCTCGTTTCCTCTTCATCCGTCATCTCTCTCCAAAGAGTTTTAATATCGTCGATGGTTGCGTAGTTTGCCATAGCTTGCCTCCTATTCTCTTGCGACTACTGATGCAGATCCTGCTCCGACAGCCTTGTATGAGCTGTTCGCTTCGACGATTGTGATCACCTTCCCGCTCTCGGCGGTGATATCTGCCTCGCCGTCCCATGCGCTCCAGTTCTGGACGTTGTCGCCATAATCTACTGACTGCGCTTCAGTTCCGACTTTGTACTTGTATACGTTGCCGGATTCCTTTGCCGGGCTGACGGTGATGGCTGTATCTCCCGATTCTGTTCCTGCCTCGGATGATACGGTAAGCGGCTTCAGGCTAGGGAGTAGTTTTCCCTTCAACAACTCTGCAGAATGCCCCTGGGACAAGTATTCCCCAGCCGATGTACATCTCCGATCTGATGTAGATCTGGTTGTGTCCCTTGAGATCTCCGAGCTCGTTGTCATTGTCAGGATTACCATATTCGATGATCTCGAGCGGAAGATCTTTTGCTACGCCCCACTTGAAGCAATTAACAAAGTCTCCTGTGATTGCCATGTCTGCTGCATCGCCTGTCTTGGCAATTTTTACGGTGTTATTCACATCGCAAGCAGTGCCGTTGAGGCTTCCCGGATTCGCGCCGAGCTTGAATTCTGGATATACCTTAACTCCGTTCTCAGTGACCTTTGCCATCGCGGACCCGAAGGCTTTGCTCATCGCGAAACCTGTTACGTCGGTGTCTTCCTCAAGTTCAGCGATTGCTGCTTCCAGAGCTTCTTCTGCATTGTCGTAGTCTCCGAACTTGACCGACGCTACGTCCTCGTTTGTGTCGAAACTGTTTGTTCCGATGATCTGCGATGCGGTCCCTGTCCTCGGATTCAGGCCGTGCATGGCCATGATGTCGAGGCCCCTGGCTGCCTTTCTCGCGAATCCTTCAGCCCAGGAGTCGAGGATATCGATCTGTTCCTCCTCTGAAGCGTAAAGGAATTCATCAGATACTCTGCCGCCGTATTCGATCTTGAGTGGCACGATGGTCACAGGTGTGAGAGTAGCTCCGCCGTTGCTCTTTGCGCCGTTCTCTGCCACGATGTCGACTTCCTTGTCCATCGTGAAGACGAACTCTTTAATCCCGTTGAATGGTACAGGCTTCTGTCCGCTGAGCTTTGCCAGGCTGGAATGACCTTTTACCTTGTTGAAAATTTCCTGTGCGAGTTTCGGATCGAAATTATCGCCTTTTGACATTGTCTTTCCCATTATTCTTCTTCCTTTCTGAATTTCTTGATGGTTCTTCTGAGTGCCGCTCTTCTTTCATCGTCTCCGCCGCCATCGCCTCGGCCTCCCTCCGGATCTCCGCGTGGTGCGACTTCTTTCTTGACGACTATCTTCGCCAGGGCTTCCGCGTCCGCCTTCAGCTCGTCTTCAGTTTCACCTCTGAGCCTGTCAGCCATTGACTCCGGAAGTCCGGCGCCTACCGCAATCTTAGTTTTTACCGAGTCCCTCTCGTACTTCTTCACTTTGTCTTCGAGTTCCTTGATCTTGCCGTCTTTTGATCCGATATCGACATCATACTTCTCGGCCTTTTCCTTGAACGCATCGAAATCTTTGTACTTTTCAGCAGCTTCTGTCTCGGCTTTACTTTTGGCCTTTGCTTTCTCGCTGCCTACGAGTTTGTTGACCTCTTCCTGCGTCATGAGGTTGTGTTCTTTCATGTAGTTCTTGAACTCGTCCTCAGTGTTGAATGTGATTGCTTCAAATGACATATTCTTCCTCCCATCTTTCCGCGTGGTTGCGTCGTATCCCCGTGTTTCCGCCCGGGTCGCGTAAAATATATAAAAGCGGCCAGCTTTGCCGGTCGTTTTTATGCGTTGACTTTCTGTGGTTTCTTTTCTTTTTCCGTCGAGCACGGATAGTATGCAAGCATGTTGCTTTCCAGCAGTGCTATCTCGATGCCTTCCTTCAATGCTCTATAGCCGAAGCCTCCACCTGATCCGATCGATCTCTTTTCACAATTCGTTACCGCCTGGACCATTGCAGGCTGTGCTGCATGGCAGATCGTGCCTTCATAGATTCCTCTTTCGAACGCCGATGCGGCTGCGATGACTTCCTTCGTCGTAGGCAGCACTACGTGCTTGACCTTTGCTTCTTTGAGGTCGTTCGCGAGCAGCTGTTGCCCATTGGCTCCATCGATCCAAATTGCGTTAGGTTTCATAGCTTTGAGATAATCGACTATCCAGCTGTTCCCGTCTCTGATAGATCTGCAATCAATGCCCTCAGTGAACACTCTGCCGTCTGTGGTCTTTACCGCCACTGACAGGCATACATTCTCTCCGGATTTTCCGAACTTTACGCCTGCATATATCTTTCCCTTGAGCACCGTTTTGCTGTCGACTTTTAATCGGTTCCATTCTTCTGCAGTGATTGCTGACTTCTGGTTGTATCTAAGCCATAAACCATATCTCTGTATGTTGAAGTCGACCGGATCGTCATTCTCTTCGAGTTCGCCCGCGATCGCTCTCTCAGTCAGCACGATGCCAAGTGACGGATTTGTCTTGTACCAGATTTCTCTATCCCTCACATCGGACATGTGAGGGACGGACCATTCTTCCCAGCCTACGTCTTCCGTCTTTCCTTGCAGCACATTGTCCCGGAGCTTCATGAAAACGGTTCCGGACGAGGCTACTGTCGGCGGTGTGCCGCAGTATATCGTTTGAGGGTTCTTGCTGTCGGAGATAACGTATTTCAGCGCTGTTGACTGGTCGTCCGTGTACTCTTGCGCCTCGTCGATGACAAGAAGGTCGAATCCTTCTCCCAGCCCGCCCTTGGATGATCTAGTTCTGAAGGATATTCTTCCGTTCGTGCCTATCATCTCGATCGTTTCGAGACCCATCTGTTTCTTCGTCTTGAAGTCGACGTCCTCTTCTAGGCCGATGTCTGCCAGCAGCGCCACGAGCCTCTCCCATGAGCTGTGAGATGTCGTCGTTCTGTGTGCGGTATGCAGGATCTTCTCCCCGGCTATTAGCCCGTATAGCTCTCTCATTTCTATCAGCTCGCTTTTCCCGTTTCTACGAGCTACAGACCAGCCGAACTTGGAATGAGTCCATAGCCCCTCTTCATTGACGGCCATCATATCGTAGGCCAGCAGCTCCTGCCACGGCATGGCTTTTTGCCTGCTCATGTTGTATAACTTAACGGCTTTTGGCCCTAGAGACTTGCTATAAGGTAGTACCACGCTGTCTGTGGGAGTCTGGCATCCTATTCTTTTCGCTGCCATATCCTCCCTCCTGTTTTATTCGCTTTCGTCAAGCCTGTTGTATCTTCTGTTTCTGCTTTGCCTCCTTCTGCCTCTGTCGCGGGCCCTTTTCTGCGCTTTCAGGTCGTTGTATCTTTCGATGTAGTCCATCGAATCCAGCTTTCTGAGGCGCTCCCTTTCTTGCATATATATTTCCTGCATATCTTGGCCGGTTTTGCCGGTCCACGCAGTGTTCAGCTTGTCGCCAAATTTCGTGACCACCATGCACCGGCAGCCTCTGTGTCTCCTGTATATTTCTTGCTCGGCACTTCCTGCGTAGGGCTCCCACCCATCCGTAGCGCGTTCCTGGCAAAACTTGCAGTCCTGCATGCTGCCGCCCTTGCCTCTGTGCGGATCCCAGTGCGGCCCTTCATAGGTCCGCATGATCAACATTTGCACGCCTGACCTTGTTAGGAAGTCGGCATTTGCTTTCATGTATTGGTCTGCTGTTTCCAGGGACCATGTGGCAAAATCAATGATTCCGTCAAGCG